CCCTTATCTAGCACTTCTCCAGTTGGTTCTTTTACTAATGGTTGTTCAATTTGGACTGGTTTCATTTCAGCTGGAGAATATTCGTCACGTTTGATGGGAAACGTTGCAATTCGTAATGCCATTGGAATTTGAAGACTTCTATAAGCTTCTGGTTGAAATAAGAAATAATTATTTTTAAAAATCAAATATCCCTCTTGACCTCCAGATTTAAATCTGTAGAGCCGATTATTTACAATCTGTTGTAATACAATATCAATCGCAGTACGAGGGATTCCTCTTTGCACAAGCGTTTGAATGAGGTCTTCTCTGCGATGCCATGGTTGTTCTGCAAAAATGAAAGCCAACAGTTTCAAGATGGCAGTTTCGCGGAACTTGGCGCTAAATGCAGTGTATGTAGAATCATCACTTGCAGTGACTTGGATAGGAACATCAGGTTCGCAACGAATAGGTTTACATTCCATCCAATCACAGACCGCTGAAAATGGCATATCATCTAATAAAACGCCCTCCCCTTGTTCCTGCACTTCTCCATTTGGTCCATTTCTTGGCTGGCGTTGGCTATCTATTTGTTTTCGACGACCCTTGTCCTTCAATATGGTGACATTCTTTCGCAAGTTACAATCCACCGCAAAGACTTTTAATAATCGGCTGACCTTTCCTTTTTTAATTTCCTTGTTAATTCCTATTCTATAGCAATATAAGTCTGCACTTTCCATAGTATTTGATTGTTCAACTTGAATTGCGTGTAAAAATACAGTTGTATTTCGCTTTTCTTCATCTAACACAGAGTGACTGCAAAAACGAATACCGCGACCAATGATTTGTTCAATGCGATTCATATGCCACCAAGCATCTAAAATATGAACTTCTCGAATATACTTCAAATCGATACCTTCAGATGCAACCTTGGAACCCACTATGACTTTAATGACACTTCCATTCTTATTTTCTGGAGATACTGCTGCTGAAATTACGTCTTCCAGTTTCGGAGAAAACTGTTTGTCTCCTGTTAACAGACCGTAATAGGCTTGTTTAAATTCGTGGTCTTCTCCCTGATGGTCCTTTTTTCGCTTTGGACAGAGGGCGCACTGACCTCCTCGTTTATTGGCAGGTCGATTTAGCAATATGGGTCCTCGTCCATAGGGTTCATAGCCATTTGCCTCTAAAGCGACAGCTGTTAGTAAAGCTCCAGAGGATACAAATTGACTAAAGACAAATTCTACACCCTCTGCTTGTTTAACATACCGTAACACAGTTGCTAGTTTAGGAGAATACAGTTCCAAATGCTCCTCATCATTAAGTAGCCAAGAAGGGTCCAGTTTGCATCGTAAGGAAGACTTTTGCTTTTCAAAGACATTCAAAAACCCATTTGAACTTACATAGGATTGAGGGTGTTCTACGTCATAGCCATCCTCATCGGGTGGAAATACCACATTTCCAACCTGAAGCAAATAATTTACATTATTGCCACTTAATCCACCTGCTTCTTTTCTGGATTTTAAACGCGTTGCTTGATTCAAGATTTGTTTAAATGTCGAATCTGTTTTTGCAACACTTACAACAATAGGAAGTTTAGATATGTTTGTTTTATCTTCAGGGCTAATCCTTGTCGATTCTGTTGGACCAAGTTCAAATGTTGGATAGGTTTCAGCTGTCAGACGGTTTACAGGAACCCCTTTGGGATCTAGGCCCTCTGGATATAGACGAAGTGGAAACGAATACGGATTTTCACCGCGCATGAAACTTACATATGCGTTTGCGATGGGTTTTAAAAAACGTTCAGCACCGTCCGCCAAGGAACCATCTGGATTTAAAATCGTTTTTATGTCAAGGAGAGGTTTTTTATCATTTAGCAGTAATAAATTAAGTATTGTATAAATTTCAAATACATTATTATACATTGGGGTTGCAGTCATGAGCAAGAGTTTTATTCCTTCCGTATTTTCAAGTACTCGTTGTAAGAAGGGCGTTAATGATGCACCGCTTGCTTTTTCTGATAAAGGCCGCCCTTTAGGGCCTTCGTCTTCATCCTCAGTATTTGTATTTGTATCTTTTTCAGGTTCCTCATCGACGTCGTACTGGTCTTCTTTGTAATCTGGTAGATTGTGGGCCTCGTCGATGATAATCATACGGTAATTAAATTCCTTTCGAAGAGCATAGGCTCTATCTTCAGGAGTTCGTTTAAGAGCAATGATATTTCGAATATAATTGCGAAATTCAATATATCCAAAGAAGGCATATCGACGTTCGATAGCTTTTGTAATACGTTTTTGGATAACCTCAGGATTTCGTTCAAATAGCGTTTCGGTTAAGTTCAAGTATGTATTTCCAGTGCAACCACGACCAACATTTGGAGCAGACCCTTTTGCAATCTGAAGCCCTCGTGCAGTAAAGTCAAAAATAGTGCGACGGAATCCTTGACGAATTGCCGATGGACATACAATAATAACCTTTCGATTTGGAAATGTATCGAGGTAGGCTTCTGCAGATTGAATGGCCGCGCACGTTTTACCAACACCTACACCGTGGTATAAGAGAGCGCCCATATAGGGTGTTCCGGGATGTAAGAAGTTTGCTACAAAGCGTTGCACAGGAGATATTTCAAATCCATAGTTTATGTCACAAGCATTAGCAGAATCATCTGCTGAGCTAACCGTATCCGCAAATTCATATTTTGATAAGAGTCGTGCAACAAAATTTGGGTCATCAATATCTGGATAGAAACCAGAATCATTTAGAAGTTTGTAATAATCAACTGCAGAACCTGAATAGTTAAACTTCTTTGCAGTCAACTCTTGTGGAGGTGCCGGTGAAGCCTCCTCTGAGTCTTCCCCAAGGGTTGGTGATTCTGGTAGTTGCTGACTCATTATCCCTATTTACAGCGGGTTCTTCTATTTCAGATTTTTCGCATATCAGCATAGGACCTATAAACAAAGGACACAGAACATGTAAAAGAGAAGCAACTTTTTCCAATACTTGCCGTTTTTCTGGATTTGTATGTCGAATAATTTGGAGTGCAGACTCATACGAAAACCACCCTATATTTCCAATTTCTCGCATCATTGTTTCATTTGATGTCTGGAGATGAACTTGAATATGACTTGGAATACACGCAATGTAATAAACATGTTTATAATGAATATTATTATTGCCATAGAATATTTCAGTTATAGGTTCAATATTATCGAGAATACAAATATCGGATGCTTGAAGTCCAGTTTCTTCCGTAAATTCTCGAATTGCACATTTGAAGTTTGTCTCACTTACATTCCGCCGCCCTTTGGGAAACCCCCATTCAGGAGTTATGTAATGGAGATGACTTGCTTCGATCATACCGCGGAGCGTAATCTCTTTTCCATTATGTATGTAGCCATTTGAAAATGTTTCAAATTTTTGTTTAGCAACTTCGTATTCTTGTTTGTATTGTTTATTTTCTGAAATAGATGTTCCACCCCATAGGGATGTCCAAAGTTCATCAAATGATTTTGTGAGCAAAGCTTCTCGTTCTGTTGGAGTAATGCCATCAATTTGTTCTTGAATATAGGCAATATCCGATAGCTTATATTTTGCTCGTAAAAGTTCAATGAAACCTATACTATCTCTTCTTTGAACGAGCAGATATTCCAACTGAGGTGGTAGATAGTTTATAGCACCAGAAGAAATTGTTTGAGGTTGATGAAACATACCGCCCTTAGTTCGAAACGCCAGAATTCCATAACTTGTGATGGGTTCCGTGCAGTATTTATAATGATGTCCTTGAATACCACAATTGGAACAAATATTTACTTTATTCCGAATATATTGTTGTCCAGTTTGAAACAAACTCGACATCTCCTACTTGGTATAGATAAACAGTCTTTACACTGCAGCGCGCCTATAGCTATAAGAGAAGCTCTTGAATCAGTAGAGCATGCCCGGTCGTATTCCCCCGAGTACATGGGGTCCATTTTTTTGGCACACGATGCATCTAGTTGCACTTGGATATCCTAACGAACCAACCTATGCAGAAAAACGCGCCGCCAAGGAGTTCTTTGAGAGTTTTACACATTTGATTCCCTGCCCTACATGTAAACTACACTATTCAGAACATTTGAAGGAGCTACCTATAACTCCAAGTCTGGACAATCGCAAGGATTTGTTCAAGTGGACGGTAGATATGCATAATTTAGTTAATAAAGATCTTGGTAAACCAGAATATACGGAAGCGGATTCTATTGCATTTTATCATAAACTCGGCGAAATGGGTCGGTCTCCAGTATGGACTCCTGAAGATATACAAAGCTATTATTTTGCAAAGGTTGCAAAATATGGAGCAGCTGCGCTGGGTGTCGCCGCCCTAACGGGTGCCGCAGTCTATTGGTTTACAAAGGAGTAAAACTACCCCTTTTACAGTAGGATGAATAGTGTATTTGGAACATATGCACTTGAAAATGGTGTAAATTCTGGAGTTTCCCAATATCTCTATTACTTTATTATTATAACAATTAGTATTCTTTTACTTTTAACTCTAGTTCATTTTACAGTTACTCCAATTTTTAAAACGCGACCTGGTGGACAGGGATATATTCCAATGCCCGGTACAGACGATTCAGCATTCTATTGGAAAAATGAAAATGAACTTGTTATACTAAAAGATATTGAAACACCTTTAGGAACAAATACAGAAAATTACAGCATATTGATAGACATTCAGGTCGATAATCCTACAGCCAATACAGGATCACCGCGAATTCTCTTTGCAAGAGGAGTACATATAAATCCGCCAAACAATAAATCTTCTCAAAAAAGTGATATTTTGTCTATTGCACCCGATTTTAATCTCATCCTTTATCTTGATCCATTGACAAATGACTTGAATATTTCAATTCAAACCCTTACTGTAGCAGGATCAAAAACTTTAGAAACAATAGTGATTCCAAATATTCCTGTTGGAAAAGCATTGCGTTTGGGTGTAATGCTTGGGTCCAAGGTATTAGAAATATATCTAAATGGGTATTTGGCAAAGAGCAAAGCCTTCACAAATCGAGTCCGTGCTGTAACTGGAGAAATTCAGCCCCCCGTTGATACGGTTCTATCCGCTACCGCACGAGTCCGTAATTTACGGATTTGGAATAGACCATTATCCCCCTCCGAATTCAGATCTTACGGTGGAGGTGAGGATATGGGATTCAAACCATTCCCAGATAGCTGTGTAAGCTAAAGAGATCCTGCAAGCGAGTCTATACATACAAATAGAGAATGGGAATTACCTCCCTATTTGTAGGTATTTTTATAGCTGTAGGAATTGCAACACTAATTGCATATATTGTTTTAAATACAACACGGCCAGCGATTATGAAAGGGCTGACCCCGAGGATGGGACTTTTAAATGCACAAACAAAGGTCGGTTCTTCCTCGGATGTTCGTGATGGATTCCTTTCACCTCCAGGGGCTACACTTGGAATTTACTTGTTTAATGCTGTCAATTCTAAAACGCCAACAATTGGAAAGTCTCAGGATCCAATCACCGTTTTTTCTATGGGAAATGCTCTTCAATTTCAAATTCTTCCTGGTGGTGTGAGTTCTCCTCAAAAAACGCGTCTGCTTGTAAAAACGCAAGGAACTCTAGCTGAATCTGAAGAAATCACAATCCCTATGCTTCCTGAACAACGATGGGTTCATGTGTGCATTGTTCGTGAAGGTCGTAGATTCACAATATTTTATAACGGTAAAAGTGTTGCAAGTCAACGAACACAATTCTTTCCTGTTGTAAATTCTTCTCAACTTACTATTGGTGACCCTAGACTTAGAGGAGAATTTGCACTGCCGATGATTGCTCCGACACCAATGAGGCTAGATGAAATTAAACTTGAACTTTTACAAACATCAAATACAAGATATGAACCCTATAAGCCTATGGATGTAGCAGGAGTCTTTGCAAAACTAGGAGGATGTCCTAGTGGACTCTTTTGTTTTAGCACATCAAAACCACCTACGGGCAGCCCATTACAAACATGGCAAACACCATACGCATAATCATTTCTAGCATACCCACAGAGAGGTTAGCCAGATGAATAGTGTAGAACAACGTCTTCCTGGTGCAGGACTTGTGGGAACAATTGTATTTCCTATTCTTGCACTCGTTGCATTGTATTACTTGTATAAGTGGCTCTTTGGTCCAAGTGGTCTAGAGGGGAAGCAAGTGCTGAATAAAATCGAAGATGCAAGTCCTGACAAACCATACATAACAACTGCCGCTGATCTTCCGGCCATTTATGAAGGTGGCGAATATTGTGTTAATGCGTGGGTCTATGTAAATGATTATTCTATTCGTCGCGGTTTAAATAAACACGTCTTTAGTCTTGGGGGCAGCAGCTTTTTAACGCTTGCGGTCTTTTTAGGGCCTTACAAAAACACTTTATCTGTTCGTGTACATACAAAAGATGGGGGAAATATTCGTGTTGCATCTGCATCTCCTTCCCCACAGGATGCATCTGATGACTTAAGTATGAAAAGTGTAGGACCTCTGTTTACATCTTTACAGACAGACAATGGATTATTAACAGGAAGCCGTCCTTGTGATATCCCATCTATAGATATGCAAAAGTGGGTTCAGATTACTGTATGCCTAAATGGTAAAACTGTTGATGTGTATATGGATGGTAAATTAGCTCGCAGTTGCATTCTTCCTGCAGTGTATAAAGTTGATAAGAGCAATATGACACTTCGTATTTGCGAGTATGATGGATTCGGTGGTTTCGTAAGCAATGTAAGTGCATACAATTATGCCCTAAATCCCGAACAAATATGGCGTCTATACATGGCAGGTCCTGGCACCCAATATGGCTTTTTAGATTACCTAAAATCCCTGTTTGATCCCAAAGCGGTCGCAGCTTTTGACTACCCGAAACAAAATATTACAGGATAATGTGTTAAATCAATACTTCTTTTAAATTCAGTATCAACTGATTGTAAAAGGGCTATGAAAAGAGAGTCTCCTCATAGGATAGAGATAGAGGGATGAATTCCTTTGCGAGTGAAAATATGGGAAATGCACTGACTACAGCAGGACCCCTAGGATACCTAACAGGAACAGGACTCCTTCCCCAACTTGTATTGGGTTTAGTATTATCTACGGTTCTCTATATTGTTTTAATGTCATTTGAAATGATTTACAAAAGCATGAAAGCAGTTACGGGAACTCGAGTTACACTTCTTGATGTCACTGTAAATACAGAAAATAAACCTCTCGTATTTGAACAAAATCCGTTAAATCCAAAAAATAAACTCTTACCTCTTTCGGATAATGAAAGAACAGGGGCTGAATTTAGTTATAGCTTCTACATCTGGGTAAATCCTAGTTCTTTCAAACAATATGATGGACTTTTACATATTATGCATAAAGGAAATCCTAAACCGTATCCGCTAATGAGTCCTGGTGTTTTTATGAAAAGCAATACAAATACAATGCGCGTGTATATGAATAGCAGTAAGACCTGGAATAACTTTGTTGATATTGAAAATATCCCTGTGAAGAAGTGGGTGCATATTGTGATTCTTGGACGTAACAACACGGTTGAAGTGTACATCAACGGAAATATTGCCAAAAAACTAAATATGGATGGTGGGGTTTTTTATCAAAACTTTGGAAATCTCTATTTATTTAGAAGCGACCCCTCTGCACCTATCATGGAATCAACTACACCTTCAGCTGGATCTACGCCTTTTCAAATTCATGGAACCATGTCTGGTAATTTGAGCAACTTAATTTATTTTAATTATGCACTATCGTATACCGAAATACGAGATTTGACTACACTTGGACCCAGTAAAAAGGTCGAGTCCAGTAATGAAGATGCACCTCCTTATCTACAAGACAGTTGGTGGGTATCTAGTTATTCTCGATAAGTTTGTTTTAATTCATAGAGTCTTTACGAACCATTCTTATAGTTCGTAAAAGCAATCTAAAATCATCTCTAGAGCATCTAACAGGAAAGACTACCAATGCCCGGTGGTGGTTTATTAGCACTGGTAAGTTATGGAAACCAAAATGTTGTTTTGAATGGAAATCCAGAATTTACCTATTTTTATAAAGTATTCAAACGATTTTCTCACTTTGCAATGGAAAATGCGACTATACCTCTCGAAGGTCCGAATGAATTATTTTTTGACCAGCCGATTCGTCTGCGAGCCAAAATTCCACGCATAGCCGATCTTGTAACCGATATGACCTTTGTATTTGACATTCCTCCAATTTACAGTAAATGGGTGACCTGCTCCTCTGTACGAGAAGCCCAATATGAATTTCAATGGAATAATTATATTGGCGCACACATTTTAAGTAATGTTGCATTTTTCGTGGGTGGAAATAAAATTCAAGAATTTGATTCCGATTATATTCTTGCAAAAGCCCACGCGGATATGGATACAGATACATTTCAAAAATTTCGCTATTTAGTGGGGGAAACTCCTGAGCTTACAGACCCATCAAAAGGAATGTATGCAGGTGGAGAACTTGGAAAGGGGTACCCATCCGTATTTCGTGATACGACAACTCAGCAGCAAGTAAATCGGCCGAGTATTCCAGGACAAACACTGTATGTTCCATTGCCTCTTTGGTTCTCTGAATCTATTTCTAAATCTCTTCCCCTTGTGGCTTTACAATATCATGAATGTGAAATACAGCTTACATTAAGACCTATACAGGAGTTGTATACAATTCTAGACCCGTCTGGAAATCGTGTTCGTCCAGGGTTTCGAGTCGCGGTTCCATCTCCAACAAAGGACATTGGTCAGCCCGAGTATGTGTCTGATTATGATGCATCTGGTGAAATAAGAGCCTTCTTGACAGACATTGGAGATACCCCCCCATTGACAAACAGTTGGTTTTTTAACCCCCATATAGAGGCTAATTATATATATTTAACCGATCAAGAACGCAAGATATTTGCAACAACGCCACTTAATTATCTTGTCAATCAGGTGTCGCCGTTCTATTTTGATACATTATTTCGAAGAGAAATTTTTGATCTACCTATAACCAATCCAGTTACCCGTTTACTTCTCGTGCCAAGACGCAGCGACACATACCCCTATAGAAATCAAGTTGCAAACTACACAAATTGGGTGTTAACTACGAGAGGTCCTCATGTACCTGCACAAGGTGTTACAATTCCGCATAATAAAATGTTTGCGACAGGCCCTTTGATTCCAAATACTCAGCCACAGATTATTCGTTCTATGCGTGTGCTATTGGATGGTAATGAAATTCAAGAAGAAAAGCCAGTAAGTTACTTTACGCGTGTCCAGCCATTCCGTATGTTACATGGCGCATCCTTGCCCGAATCCCAATACCTTCCCTCTGTTAATTTTGCCTTGACGAGTCCACTGGACCAACCAAGTGGCTCTGTGAATGCAAGTCGCATTCGCTTATTTCAACTCGATGTTGACCCCTACAATCTTCCACCAAATTGCACCTATCTCTATACTCTCCTAGTTTACGCAGAAACAATTAACTTTTTTACAGTTGAATCCGGTTGCGGAGGTATTAAATTTGCATTATAAATTTACATCCGATTGGCATATTTGTCCATTTGCCCGAATTCTCGCAAATGGAAATGAAATGAGTTCAACTTGAATTGCATTCCGTTTTAACTCGTATGCTAGAAAACGTTCACTATGTAATTGATTACAATATGAATATTGTAATGCGTTATGAAAACGATTTCCATATATGCGCATATCTGAAGGTGAACCAATTGCAAATCGGTCGTTGCACCCATCAACAAGATGAAAATTAGGCATACGAATTGTATACGGAGCAATATTTAAAATCCATTCGAGTTTTATAGGTTTTTTAAACTTTACATCTGGTCGAAGATATAAAATACAAGAGTACTCTTTTTCTTTTGGCAACCACATAGATGTAACTTGCTTCAGAGACCACAGGGCGCGAATATGATTATCGTGTGTTGTATAACTTGGGTCTTCGGGCCAAGGGTTTCCTTTTGTTCTGTAATTTTTTAGGTTTAGACGTTTGTCAACGTCATCCTGGTCCTCGAGTATGTATTGTGTGGGTTGCAAGAGTTTCCATGCTGTATTTTTCAGTTGAAGATTCTCTTCCTTTGCCCTTGGATTGGAATAGGGCCGATAGAGCGTATAGGTGTGCAAATACACATCATACTCTATGTTGGCATCTTGTAAGGGCTTCAGAATACATGACTGAATACTTTGTATTGTTATGTCTGTAGATCTACAAATCCCCCAAAAACAGAGAGCAACTTTCATCTGCTGCAGCTATCATTTATTTACACCCTTTTTTTCCGCTTATCCCAAATACGTATTTTAACCCTTTTATCTTTATATTCGAGTGTTATAAATTCGGGATACGTAGATTGTAAATGCTGTAAATGCGTATCAGTATATGATTTTTTCCTTTGACAAGAGGACACGCCAAACATATTCAGGGTCAAAACAGCACCCGTTGTTTTATAATATAGAATCGTACGTTCTATATCATGTTTAAATGGGATTACGGCATCTAATCCAGAAAAAATACAGCCACAAAGAGTTTTACCTATCAATTTTAGCGACGTCTCTACGCTATTCTCGAGTACTGTTGATTCTTTTATGTGTTGAATTCCCCATAACAATGCCCCAGATTTTTGACATTCTGAAAATGCATAGTTTAAAAGTCCAAGGAGACTTTTTAATGGCTGTTTTTTTTTCGCTGTATTTTCGCTGAATTCCCAGAGTCCTGTAATACATGAATCCATGTAGACGAGTGGAGTTCCAGATTGGAAACAAGGAGGCACCGCTGAAAATCCAGCGAAAAGATTTCCAAAAGTTCCAGGAAGAAGTTGGGACCGAAATTCAGCTTCTTGCGACTTTTCAGCTAAACAGATGGATATTTTTTCAGCTGGAATTTTATATGCCTTGCAAAGAGCAAGTGTTGTATCACGAACTTGTGCAGGTTTTTCATTTGCATCTATTTGAATAAGTAGTTCGTATGGAAATAAGTCATAGCGTTTTGGATTTTGTTTTGATCGAGACACCGTTTTTGCCATCTGCGGCGGGATACCCCCCTTCTAGATGTCGTATACTAGAATGGGTCTAAGCCTTTTTTTTCAAATACAGCGAAAGTCTAGATTTCCAGCGAACTTTCTACCGCGTTGGCAATCCCGTAGGCTAATTTGAAATCTAAAATTCAGCGGTTCGTTTGATTTTCCCTTTTCAGCGACTGAAATAGGATGGGTAACCTTTTCAGCAATCAAAAGCAAACCCCTGAGGATGTAAAGCAAGTACGTCAAGCACGTGTAGACTATCAGAATTATTTACAGCAAGTACAAACAAATACGAATACAGATGTGAATACGAAACGTTTAACTCCCGAAAGTGGTCAAGCTATTTTGAAAGAGGTAAAAAAGGGATTCGATTGGCTCCAGAAATATCCAAACGCAAATTTCAGCGAAGTTTTGGCAAACTATGACGCAACATCAACAGAAATAAAACGTATTTCTACGCTGGATAAACCAAAACGTGAATATCTGAATACTATAACTGTCCTTCCAACTCTCGCAGAGCAATTTCAAACAGAGAAGCGTATAGACAAGACTCAAAAGGAAAAACTTATGGCCATAGCTGACGAAAATCAAAAATGGTATTCCAAACAGTCAGGTTCTGCAACCCCTGTAGATATATCACAGCAGCAACTACAATTTTCAGATTCTCTTATAAAAAGTATTCCAGATAAGACCACTCGCGAACTCTTACAAACCGAACTTGAGAAAACTAAGAATCTTTCTCCTGGAGATTTAGCAAGTACGATTCAAAAAACAGAGATGGATATTGCAGCTCGTAAATCCCAACAGGTAGATATGCAAGAGGGGGTTGATATTATTATGGATACTGCCTTGAAGGTGTTTCTAGGGTTTCTTTTGGTTGCATTTTGTATTATTGGTGGAAGTTTAGCGGCCAACTTTGCGATTGGCCGTAGCATCGCCTATCGTGTTTTATATTTCATATACGGTGCTATTCCAGTATTTTCACCTTTTGTATATTTGTATACATTATATAAACGTATTAGTGAGGGACAATTTTCCTATTATGGAATTCTTCCTATATGTACAGAAGCTGCAACAACCCGCCTAGGCAAACTTTTGATGTATCCATTTTATTATGTCCCAGACCACGAAGCTGTAAAGGCGTTTGATGACTTTACCGAAAGTATACAATCTGTTCGCGAATAAGAATCTAAACAAACCTACCCATCATAGTTAGAATGAGCCGCCCCTTTGTATCTGTTCTGACCCCTACGTATAACAGGTCCAAATTTTTTCCTGCGCTTGTAGAATGTTACAAGGCGCAAGAATATCCAAAAGATCGCATGGAATGGATTGTTCTAGATGATAGTCCTGAATCATCTGAAGATGTATTTCTGAAACTTACAAAGGGAATTCCCAATGTTCGATATATCTATATGGATGCAAAAGTAAATATTGGAGCTAAACGAAATATATTAAATCGTGAGGCCAAGGGGGATATTTGTGTTTGTATGGATGATGATGACTATTATCCTCCTGAACGAGTATCCCACGCAGTCACAAAGCTTATGTCTAAGCCAACAGTAGATTTAGCTGGCTCAAGTGAACTTTGGATGTTTTATACAGATTCAAAGGACATTATTCGGCTGGGACCTTATGGGCCTAACCACGCGACAAATGGGACAATGGCCTATAGAACGAAATACGGAAAAACTCATCTGTATGATGAAACTGTAACGCATGCAGAGGAACGCAGTTTTCTAGAAGACTACAAGAATCCTATGGTACAGTTAGATTCTATGAAGGTTATGCTTGTGATGAGCCATTCTCAAAATACATACAATAAACAACAATTTAAGAATTCAGAATCGCCCCTTGTAAAGAAATTTAATCCAGCACAAATGAAGCTTCGTAACTTTATCAAGGACCCAAAGCTCCGTGAATTTTACAACACACTTTAAGACATATATCTACAACACCCAGAATGTCACAAAGTGATGTAGATGATGCAAATGAGATAGAAAGACTAAGTCATTTGCCTCCTTATGCAGCTGAGCATCTCTTACATGCACTTGATCTGGGATTTCGTCGTCAATTGACAGAAGAATCTCCGAGAGTTTCACAGCCTCCTGAAATTAAAGTCGCTTTGCGAAATCATCAACTTGCGGTTGTGGCCTCTATGGTTGAACACGAAAAGGCCCGTTTGGAAGGAATATCCTACAAGGGAACGAAAACCTATACAAATTATGGCGTTCTTGGCGATGAAGTAGGAACAGGAAAAAGTCTTGCGATTTTAGCCTTCATAGCACATATGAAAGCACAACCTATCATTAATAAACAAAATCTTCTTTTGCGTCACAGTTCTCATGATTTTTTTTCAACTTACACGAAAACTCTAGACCAGCAACCTGGTACAAATTTAATAGTGGTTCCCCACACATTATATAGACAATGGCAGGAGTATTGTAAAAAGCAAACGACGCTAAATATTTTCTATGCCAAGTCGTCAAAGGATATTTTAGCCCTTCAAACGTATTGGGCAATTACAGAAAATTCAGATGCCTCAGGAAATTTGCTGGAAAAGAGAGAGACATTACTAAAAACGATTCGTGAATCTGATGCAGTCTTAGTAAGTAATACATTGTATGCAGAATTTATATATTATGCGAATTGTAATAAAATTTGCTGGAAACGAGTATTTGTAGATGAAGTAGATACCGTTCATATTACTGGAAATTCTTTAAAACCAGAAACGTTCTTCATGTGGTTTATATCGGCGACGTGGCCCAATTTTATAATGCAAGGGAGCTGTATTCGCCCTTTACTTCTGCAATATTATAATAATTATCAATCACAGTTTAGTCCCCATTTGGGAGAATGGTTAAAAAATGAAATTGCCCCAACTGCTGTAAATCCTGGACAAACAACGTGGCTACAGGTGCGAAGTAAGCGATGGCTAGAAACATATTCTTCTGCTCATATTTTTAGAACAATGGTATTAGTTCTGTGTTCCAAAGACTTTATAGAAAAAAGTCGCAGCATGCCTCCTATTCAGCAACAGGTTATTCTATGTAGACAACCTGTGAGCCATCGTGCTGTTGCAGGTATTGTTAGCGATAAGGTGCAAAAGATGATTTATGCTGGAAATATAGAAGGAGCCTTGACTGAATTGGGGGTTGTCGAAAATTCAGCTGTATCTCTTGCGGAGGCTGTAAAAAAGGAACGACTCCTAGAATTGGATAGGCTGAAAAAGACGCTGGAATTTAAACGCACCATAACATATCATACCGAGCAAGCAAAAGAGGCTGCCCTTTCTAATTTACAAACGAAAATAGAATCCATTGAAAATCAGCTGAAAACGTTTGAAACTCGTCTGGCCTCTGCGATAGAATCCGTCGAATGCCCCATTTGTTACGAAGACCCTAAGCAAAATGCAGCAACATTAACGCCTTGTTGTCAACGCCTCTTTTGCGGGGCTTGTATTTTACAAAGTCTATCTCGTGCAATGAGTTGTCCAATGTGTCGTGCAAGCATTCAAACAAATCAGCTTACTCAACTTGTTGATGAAAGTAAACCATCTAGACAAAAAAAGAAGGAGCTAGAAACACAACTCTTATCAAAACAGAAACAATTGCTAAAATTTCTAAAAGAGAATCCATCTGCCAAGGTACTCGTATTCTGTCGGTATGAAAACCCCTTTCAGAGTTTAGAGATTGATTGTGAGGCAGAAGGTATTACCTACCATACTCTGAGAGGAAATAAAGATGTTATTGCATCTACAATTAAATCCTTCGAGGAAGGTCAAAAACGCGTGCTGTTTCTTCCTACCGAATCTGCAGGTGCAGGACTCAATCTAGTGTGTGCATCTCATATTGTATTATTTCACGCGATGACACCTGAGGAAGAGAAGCAAGTGATTGGACGAGCCTATCGTCTAGGACGCACAGAACCCCTCCAAGTTCTGCGACTCTTATATGAGGGTGAAAAAACTGCATAATAATGGAATACAATGTATTCATATATTAGCATCTTATTGTAAAGATAAGTTTTTAGTCTTCTGTTCAGGAAAGTGTTTTGCCACCATAGGCACACAACGAATAGGAACATTACTTATGTCATGAATACGACACATTTCACGCCATGCATTAAAGAGTGCCGATTGGCGACTGAGAACACGTGTAAAGGTTAATTGCTCAGGAGTGGGGATAGCCTTTTTACAGGTAGGTTTTGAATCAAAAATCTGGTTTGTAATTTTTAGCTTTAGCTGTTGAGTTAGAGGGAGAATTTGCCAACACTGGTAAAAGAATGCCCAAAAATCAGCCCAATCGCTTACGTACAAAATATCAAAGAGCTTCATATATGTCTCTAATGCATCTTCACACTCTTCAAGACGTTTGGGCGTATTTTCATGAAGCACGAGTCCTGCGAGATTTGCTTCATTATTTTCTAGCTGAATATTCATATAGGGGTCATATTTCTCATACAAACAATGCCAAGCCCATTCTAAAGAAGCGCTCGTGCAATTGGAGTCCTCAATATGAACGCGTTGATCTAATGCAGGAAACCCTTCTATATGACGGAAAATGACACGAAGGTCTCCACACTGC